TTTTTTAGCGCCGGCAATCTTGTCAGCGAACGTGATTTTGTCTGCAGGAGGTGCTAGGGCGGCAAAACTTTTTTGCTTGGCTGGTGACATTTTTTCTTTGATCTGTTTGGGGTTGGGTTCATCACCAGGCTTCATACCAGTTTGTGGCATGTCCATTTTGCGTTGCAAGTCACGGATCATGTCTACGTCGTCACCGTGGCCAACCTTGTTCAGCACTGCACTGCCGGCTTTCTTGGCCATGCCGCCAACTTTCTTGACCACATCACCAATGCCTTCTTCCATGCCGCCATCTAAATTAATTTTATGCATAGCGGCACTTTGTTCTGCATCATCAAAACGTTTTGAAGGTCCTGGTCCAGATAGCGGCATACGAGAGTTAGGATATGCATCACGCATTTTATTATACTCTTTCTTCATGATACCTTTGTGGGCATCAATTGCCGATTGGCGGTCTGCTGGTTTTTTAGTAATGTTTGCTTTTAAGCCTTTTAACTTGGCGCCAGCAGTTGCCATCGTGTCACCGAAGCCTTCGTCAACAGTTTTGTCGTTATCATACTTGTCATACTTGTTACGAATTGGATCTAATGACTTGCCTTCACGTCCGGCCTTGGCCAAGGCTTCCATTCCTTCTTTGCCGTATTTTTCGTAGCCCTTGGCAGCACGACTCATGTCACGCTCGTTCAACGGTGCAGATTCTGGTCGGGCGGCGATGCCGTCTAGTGTTTTGTTTAGGTTGTGGAAAAAACTCATTTTATTATCCTTTAGGGTTGTAGCCGGTGGCTGGCTTGGGTGGGCGTTTGACGTTGGTCATTGGACTCTTGTCACCCATGGGTAAACTGTTTGTGGTCACTGCTGGGGGTGTCCGACCGCCGGCCACTGTGAAGTCACTGCGATAGGTATTTTTTAACACTGCATGTTGATCATACGGAGCAGAGTAGTCTTTGTACAAGGCCTTCTGTTCTGCGTCCGGTGCAGGATATGGAGAATCCAATAGGTCTTTATTTTGTTTTTCAACATCTGCAGTCAACTTGTCATTGCTGTCTTCATACGGCACAGTAAGCATACGCACACGATTTGGATCAATGCCCATCATTTGTGCAATCTGCTGTATCTGTGGCTCAATTGCAGGATAGCGGAATTCAACATCCATGTGTGTCACACTATGGTTATCGAACGCAGGAAAGTCTGCCGGACGAGCCTGAACTGGTGATGTCTTTGGCGTGGTTATCTTAACCACGTCAAATTGACGAAGTTTTTCTTCCAGTGCCCGAACTAGATCTTTGGGAGTATCACCCACGATTTTAATGCGGTAGTTGTATACTCTTTCGTTTTCTGACAAGTATTCTTTAAAATGTTTCATAATCAATCCCTATACGATATTTATGCAGGTTTATTCTTTTGATCTCTTGTGCCGATAAGTCGATCCAATAAATCGTTGCGACTCAGCACTTGACCTTCGGCAGTTTCCACAGATTCTTCTTCAGTATCACCTGCACGTTTTTCCCGGTCCAGATCCAGTTTGGCTTTTTGCAACTGCAACTGAATCATCTTGAGTTTCTTGTTCATCTTGGCTGTTTTAGCAGTAAGTGCATGTCCCAGCATGGCACCTGCCACTGCAAAGATTTCACTGGCATAGCGGCTGTCCACTTGCATACCAAGGTCCATTAGGTCATCAAAGGTTTCTGTGGCTTTTTGTGCCAGTTCGTCCATGTCGCCATCTGAAGCTTCTAGATCACGCACACTGGGTAAGGCAGCGTCAATCTTGTCAATGGCATTGTCAATTTCAGTTATGGCATATTGCGTGGTGGCAATATCCGGCACAGTTTCGTCTGTATCGGCAGTGCTAGACGGCAAGTCGAAGAGGTCTTCTAATTTTTTAGTCATACCATATTTACCGCTTTTGCGGTATAGTGCGGCTTATTTTCCGCCGTTACGAAACATGTCTTCTTCTGTGATTACGCGAAATTTTAAGCCGTTGCGATTGCACCATTTGGTTGCAGAATCCCATTTGGCGTAGTTGATGGCCACTACCATACGGTCTCTGTTGCTCATTTTGCTTTCAATGATGCTTTGTTTTTTGGGTTTGATTTCGATCACTTCTGCAATCAAGGTGTTTTGGCGTGTTCTGTAAGTGATCAAAAAGTCCGGCACATATATGCTTTGTTTTCCTGTAACAGGATTGCGATAAGGGATCTGTATACTTTCACTGGCCCACTGCATCACATTGTCGTTGTTGTCCAGGAATCGCATAAAACTCAACTCCCATCCTGACCTATAACGTGGCACACCTTTGCCCACATATTTGGCAGGATTTTTTACAGTGTAGGGTCCTTGCGCAAACTTGCTCATGCCCGGACATTTCGTGCCGCATAGTAGTTTGGCTGCACAGGTTGTGATACGCCAAGCAAAGTGCTGTTGCTACGTTGATTGTTAAGATAGTAGGCCAGAGTCAAGTTTAGTTCTGCAGTGTTTTCAGTTGTTTGCATCTGCTGTAACAATGACAGTGCAGGTATGCTTTGTTCATTGGAAACTCTAAACAGTGCGGTGGCAAAGTTGGCAGCGGCAGAATCAGTAGTGTATATTGATTTGAAGTAACTGAGAACTGCATCCCACTCATTGCTGTCAACAAACTGCTCATATCCGTAAAAGCTGTCAAACACTCTCACAGTGAGATCCAGATTATAGTTGGTATTATTAACTGAGTTCATGTTCTAGGAGGCGGTTGTTTAGGAAATAACATACTGTTGGCAGAGTTTGCCGCGTTGCGCATTGCGCCCGGTAAACTGTTGCGCAACACATCTTGCTTGACAGCATTTGCATCATTGCGTATGATATTGCTGAGTGGTGTTTTCTTCAGTGTTTGGTTTACATTCAGTGCTTTTTGTACACCACCAATCACATTGGCAAGGCTGCCGCGACCAGACATCAGTGCAGTCAAATCTTCGTAGATGCCCACGCCCGCATCCAGTAGACCGCCTTGTCCCAGCACAGTTGACTGACTGCCAGGGCGCGAGATTGAACTGCGAATTTGATCGTAACGATTGGGATCAGCAAAGCCAACCACATTGGTATCAGGACGCACAGCACCAATGGCACCTGAATAGTATTTTACAGTTTCATATCTTATTGTCACGGTATGTGTCATAATGCCGTTGCCTTGACTGTAGTCATAGGTGTCGTGTTTCCAATCTGTGATCATTGGATTCACCAGCACATAGGCAGCAAACTTGTGCTGATTAAGTCCGTAAATTTTGATATCGCGAAAGAAAGGTGGCTTACCTTCTGGAGCAAATGTTCCATCAGTATAACTTTCACCTATATAACCCCAGTCGTTTACAAATCTATCATTGCTGTAGGTGTCACGTGTGTTGTAGCCAAAGCCTGTGGGTGTGGTTTGTAGATTGCCCGAAGTTCCGTTGGTGTTTGGCACACCTTCATACTGTTGCACAGGATCTTTATAGTAGTAACTGAAGTAGTTGTACCACATGTTGCGAATTAAATCACCACCATCATCATTGAATGTTATGGTAACAGGTTGATATTCAATTTTACTCTGTACCAATCGCTTGCGATTGTACTGATTCATTGTGTCAACTGATATTTGATAACTGGGCAAGTCAATGGTTTTAACCGACAGGCCAATGCTGGCAGCATCGCCGTTGCCAACCATGGCTTGCAAGAATGGGATTGCACCAGAATTTAAATTGAAGAATGTGTGGAAGTTAAACTTGAGTCGTGGTGCAAGTTCGTATCCATTTGTACGAAAGGTTTTACTGGCATGGGTATAATCTCTTAACCCGTTGTCGCCAATAAAACCTTTTAGAAAGTTTTGTCCAAAACTCATTAGACTACTTAGGCGCCTTGCGTGCCACCCAAGCCAGTTACTGTGCCTAGTGTAGTGCCAAGGATGGTGCCTGTTTCGCCAACACCACCACCAACAACCTGGTTGGCATTGTCAAAGGTAATACTCAGTGCAATAGTCATTGCTTCACTGGTTGCGTAATTGGCATCACCATAGTTTACTTCTTTCAAGTAGCAGCCATACAATTCCCATGATTCAAGCACAGTTGGAGCAACAGCACCATTGCCACCGTCAAGTACTTCAAACTTGGTTGTGAACTTGTAATCTGCACCTGCAGCCGCTGATGCCATTTCAAAGAAGTCCAATTGTTTCTGCAGTTGTGATCCAACCAGTTGTTGTACATTGGCTCCGGCATCGTCACGCAAGTTGCAACTTACATCACCCCATGAGTGCTTGCCAGCCATTTTAAGAGTGGAGTTATAGATTGGAATATCTATATTTTCAAATGTCACTGTTGGGCGTGTAAAGTCAATGACTTGTTTGGTCATCTCGGTAACCGGACCACCTTGCACACCAAAATTTTCAAATATCACTCGGAAGCGATATTTTAATTTTGGCATTAATATACCTGTACTGCCTTGGCTAGCGTCACTTGCCAAGGGTACTGTCATTTTGTTTAACGATGCTGAAGCCATAATTTTTATCCTCTGTTACTGTTATTTATGTTATCTATACGTGACTAAAAATAGGGACCGGGTCCCTATTTTATTAGCCTCCGGCAGCAATTTCTCCGGTGTTCTTGATACGAACTGGAATGTAGATAAACTCAACAGCCTTGACTGGCTCAATGGCAATATCAACATACAATTCGTTGCGATCTATACGTGCAGGAGTGTTGTTTGATGCATCGCACACCACTAGATAGTCATAGATACCACGTTTAGCAACCAGGTCAATCATTAGACCGTCAATTGCGTTTTTAATCTGATTGCGTGTGATCTGATCATTTGGTTCAAACAAGAACTGCTTGCCGATGATGTCCAAGCGTCCACGGATGAATGCAACCAAACGTGACACGTTGATACGATCCATAGCGGTTGTAAGGCTTGTGGTTGTTTTGTTACCAAAGTTAGTGATACCAACACCAGGAATGAATGTGATTGGGTTAATTGCATTTTCATACAAGACATCACGCAGACCTTGACGTACACCCAATGATGTGAATTCGCCTGTGGTAGCATTGACATAGCCAAGTTGTACAGCGTTGTCAATTACACCACGACGTGTTCCGGCTGGAGCAAACCAAGGGAATGATACTTCGTCACTGCGAATAATTGTGCGAATCATCATGTGACTTGGTGCTGTCACCACTGGACTACCGCTCAAGTCAGTTGTTTGGCAACTTGGGTAGAATACGCCCATGTATTGATTGCCCACTGTCAAGCCGTCGCCTGTGTCTAGACCTAGACCGTTGTTGTTGCTGGCCCACAGCAGGATGTCTTGTGGATCTAAGCGCAACGGTGTATCACCAATCACAAAGCCTGTGTTGTTGCGCTCGTTGTTGAGTGCAATCATGTTTGGCATCAATTCTGGGTATGCAGGAGTTGCCATCAAGTTGAACTGACGTTGTTCTTCACGAATATCTGTGTTTGTGTCAATGCCCGACTTCAGTGCAGCCACAATCATGGCACGTTGTGCTTGGCGTCCCATGTATGGAGCACCATTGGCTTTTAGTCCACTGGCTGTTACCCAGGCATTGGTCACTGTGGGCAGTGTGTCATCTGGGAATGTGTCAGCATTGAAGTAATCAACTTGGAAACTCTTGACATTGAATCCTGAACGACGTGTGTTGAACAACAACATGCCTTGTGGATACAGTGTAGATTGTGGAGCATCTAGATCTAAATAATCACTGGTCAACAAACTAGTGATAGTTGGGAACGGTGCTGTGATAGGATCTGTAGTGCCGTTTGGTGCCCAACGTGCATCAGCAAATAACACACCATTTTCTGTAGTTTGATCAGTGTTGTCGATGGCCACCCACTGATCAACTCCATTCACTGGCTGCCAGCGATACAGTCTTGGATAGTTTTCTAAATCACTTGTGTCCACCCATAGATCACCAAAAACCAATGGTGATTCTGATTCGTCTGTCTGTGTTGTTGGTGCAGTGGCACTGATAATAGGACCGGTAGCATTGGTTGCACTTAGATCGTAACCACGAATATCGTTTGTCACGTTCTGATAACCTTGCCATGTGCCATTGTCTTGAATCATGATGTCAACTTGATCAGTTGCACTGTAGTACCATAAGCGACCATCTGCTGGGTCTTGATCAGGAGCGGCATCACTTGCTGTGTATGTGAATGTAGGTGTACCAACCCAGTTGCTCAAAATTAACCCAGTAGCAACACCATTTGCATAGTTGTTTCTTACTCCACGAACGCTGGTGCTAAACCCAGCGGTAGTGACTGGTGTACCAGTTATATTAATTAATGCTATTGTTCCGCCGGCTGCGTGTGTAAACACAACAGCACCTGCACTGTTGACTGTGGCACTAACGTATGGAATATTGGCACCACTAACTCCAGCAATGAAATCTTCAACTGTGGTTCCTGCTAGTGTAACTGTGGCAGTTGTATTAATAGCAGTGCCCGGTTGGCTGGCTGTAATTGAAAATGAGTTACCAGACACAAATGGCCCCGGAGTAGTATCGTTTCCTGTGATTTCTGTTGCACCAGTAGCATATCTTTCAAATATTGTAAAACTTGATGTGTTATTTTTTAATATGTTTGCATGAGCATATGTAGATCCCGCTGGAATATTTTTTCCGCCGCCACTGGGATCAGTTGTATACAACTCTTCATTTTCAGTAAGATATATTGGACATGTTTGTGCAACAAATGCACCTAGAATGGTACTGTATTTTTTAACAACAAACTGAGCTCCTTGATTCACATCAGTAATTTTTTGCCATACACTTCCAGTTGGTGCTGGCTGTGTTTGAGTCGCACCCCAACGTGGAACTGTATAACTTGGACTTACTTGATAGGTAGGAGCAAAATACTCGGTTGCTGTGATGCCCAATGTTGTCAGCGCAGTGCCAGATATGTTGGCTATTGAAATAATGCCAGTGTTGGCTGTGCTGCCGTCGTTAGTGGCAGTGGAATCAGCATACATGTATAATTTGCCACCAATTGTGGCTGCATATACTCCAGTAATGGCTGCGTCATTAATCGCATCAGCAATGCCATCCACTGTGTTGTTAGGCACAGCAGGAACTGTGATTGTTACGTCATTAACAGAAAAAGTTTGTGCGGCAGTCAACGTAGTTGGAGCCAATGTGCCTGACACAGTTGGCCAGGCAGTTTTCCATTCGTCACTACCAATCAATACCCAGGTATTGTACAAATCTGACAGTGCAGTAGCACTGGTCTGTGCGGATGTTGGGCCACCACGCTTGTAGTATCCTGGATTAAATGTACTGGTTGCAGTAACAGCATAATCACCAATGCTGCCAACTGTCTGCAGTGGAACTGAAGTTCCTGTTTCTAACTGTGTAGTGTTGGTGATCACAATAGGAGTTTGAACAGTAAAGATACCAGTTGTGATATTCCACTGGAAGATGCCCCATTCAGTGTTTGCAGTGTCTAACCAATAGGTATTGTTGGTTGGAGCACCCAATGGGCGTGTCAATGATGCTGTTAGTTCTGTTAAATCAATGTCAACACGCTGAACATAGCAACGATTGCTTACACCCAGTGCAGAGTATGCTGCCAACAGGCCGTATTCGTTTAGTTCGTACCCATTGATTGGAGTACCAGCAGTGGTCTTGTAGAAGAATGGGTTGCCAAACGTAGCGGCCAAATCTCGCTGACTGGTCATTAAATAAACACGGTTAGCATTTGCTGCCAATGTTCCTGGTGCAACGCCAACTCCAGCGGCACTGGTTTTGTTCTGTGCCGTTGCTATTAAAATGTATGGTACTGAATTGGTAGCAGCAGGGATATATTGACTTTCGTCGATAATCGTTACTTCTACGCCTGGGGATACTAATGCCATGGTTAAATCCTTTTTCTAAGTTTTAATATTTAGCACCTATGCGTAAAAAACACGATCATTCGACCCTTTGCAAAGGTTTTTTCCGCTAAATACTCCATGCAAAGACCTTTATGCCCTGCTTGTAATCAAAGATTGTGTGCTGTGAACTACCACCGTGATGGTGTGCCGCACTATAGAACACGATGTGAGCACTGTATCAAAAAACAACGTCGAGTGAAACCACCGGTGGCTCGTTGGCAATCAAGTGGCTATAAGAAAAAAGCCACATGTGATAGATGTGGCTTTAAATCCAAGTACTCTGCGCAAATGTCAGTGTATCATGTGGATGGCAATCTACACAACACCACTGTGAACAATTTAAAAACAGTGTGCTTAAACTGCACCATTGAGATCAAGAAGTCTGATTTGCCTTGGCAGCCAGGCGATCTGGTGCCTGATTTATAACAGTTTGTATCTGCGTATACAGCGAGTCAATGCTGGAGTTGTTGTGCAACACAAAATCAAAGTCAGTACCTACCCAGGCTGTTTCGCTAGCATGAATGCCTTCATTCTTTAACCAGGCTTGTGCTTTGACATCCCCTTGATTTGCTCTAACCGCAATGTCAGTCCAATGCGGTTGAGTACCTCGCTCAACACGGAGTATAATGCCGCCCGAGGCACGTAAGGATTTGATTTCGTTGGGAAAACGGCAGTCACTAATCACAACATTGTCTTCACTGTTACGCAGTTTGTTTTCTAGACTGGCAATCCAAATGTCGTCGTGAAATCCAGAACGGCACACTTCTGTACCCCATAACTGTAGCATTAAACGTGGTGTTAGTTCAGGCATGTTCAAACGTTTGGCCCACCAGGAGTCCACCTGTTCTCTCCATTCACGGGCCTGTGCTGTGCGGCCTTCTAGCAGGGTACGATCCCAGCCAAACACCTGTGCCACTGCATCTTTAAGGCTGTTGGCAAAACTTTCACGCCTGTACTCGTGGAAATTCACCAGGTAGTCTGCAACAGTATCTTTGCCAGATCCAATAAATCCGCATACGCCAATGATCATGATAATTCCGTTACATTTAAATGTTTGAGTGTGGTTTGCAACAACTCAATTTGTCTACGGCAGTCTTCTAACGCATGATGACTTGTAGGCGGTTTGGGCAGGCCAGGCCATAGAGCAAATACTGTTCTTGAATCTCTAACTGCATAAAACTGCCACGGAATTGGTTTTCCGTAACTTTTATAAGCATGTTCCAGGATGTTCATGTCATATGTGGGACCTTGTGCCCAAACACGATTGCTTTGCCAAATCAGCCGGCCCAACTCATCCAGTGCTTGGTCTAACGGAATTCGGTCTTGTTCGTGAAATGCTTCATCACGTGCTGCCGCAGGTTGAGTTGCCCACCAGTCAATTGTGCCTTGTTGGATTGATCTATTTTCTTGGCTCTCTAGTGCGATACGAGCATAGTATTTGCGCTCATTGTATCCAGAGCCTAGCGGATCAAAACTCTGGGCCGCAATGGTTAGTATTGTGGTGTCAGGGCCGGTGCCCAAACCTTCTAAGTCAATCATTAAATCTGCCATGTGTTATTATAACACACAACTGTATGATTTGCAACAGATGTTTAGCCGATTACCCAACTCAGGGGCTGTGAACCATCCACATAGTTCTTGAGATCTACCAGCAGTGCTTCCATTTGCGCTGTGGCTTCAGATTTCATTGCGGCACCGTTTAAGGTTCCGCCACCCTGTGGGCCTGCAATGGTACCAAACTTTTCACGTGCTTCACCAATGATCATTTTGCAGTTGGCCACCATGTAATCACGTATCCATTGACTGATCTGGAAGTCACTCAGCAGGTTGAATTCAGGTTTTAGATTGTAGGTCCAAAGCAGTACATTCTCGCCAGTGCCTTTTGGGTCACGGATAATCTGCAATTTCTTGGTAACAGGATTCCAAGTGTAGTTCATGTAGCCGCCAAACATACGTGCGGCCAGTTCAACATACTGGCTGTAGAAGTCATAAGTGGCCAGGCCGCCAGCCACGTTGAAGTTCATTAGGTAAACGTTGACACTGGCTTGTGAGAACGGATCAAAGTTTGACGAAAACGGTCCTGCACTATCGCCAAACGTTCTACGGAAAATCTGTCGAACCTGTATGGTTTCTTGGGGCAAGGTATAGATGTTTACATCCTTGACCAACTCCATAAAGGTATAACTTTCTTCATACGCACCCTGAGCACGTTGACGATACACACCAATTGTTTTTTGGTATGCGGCTTCGTAATGCTCTGCATCTAGTTCAAGGTCAATGATCTGCGAAGCCAGTTGTAACTGCACATATTCAATAAGGTTTTGTTTTAGCGTATTAAGGCTTGATTGTTCTTCAATTGCCATGGTATAGAGCTCCGTTCCAGTTATTTACCAGGATTTAAGGATGATCAGGTTCTCTGTGCCACGTCCGTTAAACGGTGTTTCTGTTGTGGTCAGATCCTTGTAGATCTTTCTAGCGGCTGGCTTGCCTGCGGCACCTAATGCTCGAAGCACATCTGCAGGCTTGCGTACAGTTTTTTGCTGGCTCTCTACTGTACTGAACCCAATAATTGAGTTGCTCTTTACAGTAAACGCCTGTGCGTGGCTGTCTGCTACAACATGTATCAGTTTACGCTTTTTGGTGTCATACAACCAGGCTTCTGCTTTGTCCACCAAACTTGCGGCAGGTAAGCCTTTGAGTTTGAGTTCTGCAAATTCCATGACATGCTTGAACTTTGCGGCACGTTTTTCTGGAGGCACTGCTTTGACCTTGCGTGGTTTGCGCTCAACCTTTTTAATCTGTACATACGCACCACAGTCCGAGATCACCAACTCACAGAACTTTACGCAATTCCGTAACTGCACCTTGCTCAAGAAACTGTAGCCTTGTACTAGGTCAGCATCTTTGCCCTCTACTGCCGCATCAAATTCTGCTTGTTTGCGTGTCCAGATTTGTCGAATGTCGTTTACCATCTGTGGGGCAATGTTTAGGCTACGCATCAGCACCACGGGCTTGTAGTCTGCGTTGAGTTTGGCTCCTGACGCAACGAAGTCATCAAACAAGCCGTCCAACTCACCTGCGCATTCTGATACCTTTTCACGCAGTCGGTCCTGGATGGTGATTCGTGGTACTGAATCATCAACAGGTACTTCTGCTACCTCTTCATCTTGTTTGGATTCCAAAATCTCTCGAAGCAAGTTATCCAATTTGATCTGCTCGTGATCTGTGAGCTCCAGTCCTACCTGACTCATGCGGCACAACCAGCCTGTTGTGAGTCGAATTGAACTGTCTGGAATGCGTCGAAGTGTTCGAACATCGTCTTTACGACCATGTGCTTCCAAATAGTTTACAATCATGTCACGGGCATCTTTTTTGCCGTAAAAGTAATTGTACCAGGAGAATGCATGACTAAAGGCACTGATGCGGCCTTCTGTGGGTTGTGTTTTCCAAGTGGGTTCCATGCCCATGGCATTGGTATCTGCACTGCGTGGGTTTAGAGGTTTAACGGGTTTAGTTGCGATCATAATATTCCTTACTTAGTTCTGGGCAAGTGTTTTACAGCGTCAAAAAGTTTAGCGGCACGAACGACGTCAAAATTTTTGTGTTTGTACAC